CCTTCAACAGCTTAAAATTGCAAACGAGCAACGCATCAGACTACTCAACAAGTACCTGCCAGACATGAAAGAAGAGCAGACCGAAGTCACTGACCTGCCGCCTGTCGTCATACAGCTTACGAATGCAACTGACCCCGCCGCAGTCTGACATCTTTGTATCGCCTGCTCGCTTCCGTGTAGTGGTTGCGGGTAGACGTTTCGGTAAGACATTCCTAAGCACAGCAGAGCTACTTAACCGCGCACTTAGTAAGCCCGATCAGAACGTCTGGTATGTGGCACCGACGTACAAGGCGGCTAAAGAGATTGCATGGGATATGCTGACCAGCCAGATACCTAGAGAGTACGTTGGCAAGACTAACGAGACATCGCTGAGCATCACGCTAAAGAATGGCTCTACCATCGCACTCAAAGGCGCTGAGAAGCCTGACAACCTTCGCGGACGGTCACTAGACTTTGTCGTTCTTGACGAGTTCGCTGATATGCGCAAAGAGGCATGGTACGAGGTTATACGTCCATCGCTGTCAGACAGGCAAGGATCAGCCGCCCTCTTTATTGGCACACCTAAAGGACGCAACCACTTTTATGATCTGTACGGCAAGGGAGTAGACAAAGATGACGGATGGCAGTCTTACCAGTACACGACCATTGAGGGCGGTAATGTCCCGCCAGAGGAGATTGCGAGCGCCAAAGCAGACCTCGACGAAAGAACATTCGAGCAGGAATATGGTGCAAAGTTCCTCAATTTCAGCGGCATTATTTACTACTCATTTAAGCGAGAAGAGTCAGTAATTAGACACGACGGCGACCGCTCTGTTATCCACGTCGGGATGGACTTCAACCTCGATCCGATGTCTGCCGTCCTGATGACCCGTAAGGGCGACACACTGCACGTATTCGACGAGATTGTGATGTTCGGCAGTAACACCGATGAAATGGTCGCAGAGATTCGCACACGCTACGGAAATGGTACAATAGTCATATACCCTGACCCTGCATCGCGTCAACGTAAAACGAGCGCAGGGGGTAGAACGGATTTGTCCATTCTGCAAAACGCGGGATTTGAGGTGCGAGTAAGGTCATCTCACGCGGCGGTAAGAGATAGGATAAACAGCGTGAACTCGCGTCTATTGTCTAAGGATGGGCATAGGCGCTTGTTTGTAGACCCTAAGTGCAAGAAGGTAATCGAATCATTGGAACGCCATACCTACAAGGAAGGCACCAGCCAGCCAGAGAAGGACGGCTTCGATCACATGAATGACGCACTGGGCTACGCCGTTGAATATCTATTCCCCATACGCAAGGCCAACAAGCCGCAAGCCCCGCAGAGGTGGACGTAAATGTATTACGAAGATATCGAGTACCAGCATCCCGATTACGAAAACAATCTAGACCGCTGGGAGTTCTATGTCCGGTCATACATGGGTGGACAGGATTACCGTGATGGTTCCTACCTGACCAGCTACCTCAACGAAGATAAGACCGCATACTCGCGCCGCTTGGCTTTGACCCCGTTAGATAACCACTGTCGCAACGTGGTCCACGTCTATTCGTCGTTCTTATGGCGTCAACCGCCGACTCGTAACTTCCAGCAGATGGAAGGCAGTGCAGACCTAGAGGCGTTTATTAAAGACGCCAACCTCGACGGCCAGAACTTCAACAGCTTTATGCGTGAGGCTCAGATATGGTCAAGCGTGTACGGTCACGTCTGGATCATGATGGACAAGCCTCTATCGACGGCAAGCACTAGAGCCGAAGAGTTAGATCAAGAGATACGGCCATACGTCACACTGGTCACGCCTGAGAATGTTTACGACTGGAAGTATGAGCGTATGCCTAGCGGTCGCCATGAGCTGACCTACATGAAGGTGCGCGAGTCGGTAAACCGCATCGACGGCACAACGACTGAAACGTATTTCCGCATTTGGACCAAAGAGCAGATACAGCTTATCCGTTACCTCGGTGATGAAGCTCAGATCGTCGAGACTATCGACAACCCCATCGGCAAGATACCGGCGGTCAACGTACCGGCTAACCGATCAATCGTTCGCGGCATCGGTATCAGCGACATCTCTGACATCAGCTATATGCAACAAGCGATCTATCAAGAGCTATCGGAAATCGAACAGCTCATCCGCATCTCTAATCACCCGACGCTTGTTAAGACCTTCGACACTGACGCGACTGCTGGTGCCGGTGCAGTCATCAATATTAGCGATGACATTGACGCAGGATTAAAGCCATACCAGATGCAACCGTCTGGGGCTAACCTAGACGCCATCAGAGCCTCTATAGAGGACAAGATCGACTCGATCAATAGGATGGCCCACATGGGCGCAGTACGCGGCACAGAGGCAATGACGCAGTCAGGCGTTGCTATGCAGACAGAGTTCCAAATGTTGAACGCGAAGCTGGCAGAGAAAGCCGACATCCTTGAGTTAGCCGAAGAGCAGTTATGGGAGTTGTGGTGTCGGTGGCAGGGACACAATCTGCACGAGGTAGAGGTCAGCTATCCTGACAGCTTTGACATTCGCGATTACGGGACAGAGCTTGAGTTCTTGCAGAAAACGCGAGCCAGTGGCGTTAAGTCTGTCACCTTGTTGCGTGAGATTGATAAGCAGATTGCAGACCTTGTTCTTGATGACCAAGTGCTTGCACAGGCACACGCTGAGATTGAAGAAGCCACAACAGCGGTTGGCGACTTCACCAAAGAGACGCAGATTTACAAGTACCACATTGATAGCGGCATGGTGACGCCTAACGAGGTGCGCGAGAAGATTGGCCTTGAGGATGTTGCCGGTGGTGACGTGTTGACTGAGAGAGTCCAAACCGTAACTAATGGACAGTGAAGAGCTAACCAAAGCACTAGCAGGGGCGACCTCTAACCATGAGCGTCGCCTTTTACGTGCTATAGAGCAGTTGCGGCTTGGGCTTACTGACTTGATGGCTGGCCTACCATTAAGCGACGGTCAGCTGTTTGACCTTGATGCGGCCTTAGCACTTCGGACACAGATCGACGGGCTTGTCCGTGACGAATACCTGACTGTCATTGATGACATCATCCGTGAGTACCCTGATGCGGTAGCGTTGACTGGGGAGTTCATGGAGCAGTTCGCGGCGTTCAGAGTGCCGCAGAGTGTTATCGGTCAGTTACAGCAGTTTAGCTTTACCGGACACGAGCAGTTGGCAGATGAGTTTGTCGAGGCGTTATATCAGCAGGTGTACAACAACACCCTGTCGGGTACGCCCTTTTCAGCCAGCTTGAGTGAGCTTAACGGGTTGCTCGACGCTGACCTGCAACGATACTCTAAGACGATGCTACATGATGCGCTGTTCGAGTTTAGCTCTAGCCTACAGCAAGCGGCGGCGGCAGAGGCAGGCATTACCAAGTTTCGGTACGAAGGCGATACAATAGAAAGCACACGTCCATTCTGTCGTGGTCATGTCGGCAAGGAATACACGACCGACGAGATATACGAGATATGGGGCGAAAGCTGGGCCGGTAAGAAGTCAGGCGATCCGTTCCGTGTAAGAGGTGGATACAACTGCAGGCACTGGTGGGTGCCAGTACCAGAATAGGAGACACACATGCCATACCACAAGAAAGACAAGAAGAAGAAAAAGAAACGCGGTAAGTGATATAATTTAACCCACTCGAAAGAGGATTCGTAACATGAGCGATGAAATCATGGCAGACGCGGTAACTGAAGCCGCAGTGGAAACACCAGAAGTTCAGGATGTAAAGACGTTCACGCAAGAAGAGTTGGACCGGATAGTGGCTGATCGTGTTGCTCGCACTAAGCGACAGTACGATAAGAAGCTAGATGGTATCGACCTCGATGAAGCTAAGTCGCTTCTACAACGTCAGCAAGACGCTGAAATTGAGAAGCAGAAAGAGCGCGGAGAGTTCGAGTCAATTCTAAGGCAGACCGTCGAAAAGAAGGATCAGGAAATATCGACTTACAAGCAACGCCTCGAAACGCAGTTAGTTGATGGGGCATTACTGTCAGCGGCAAGCCGAAACAATGCAGTATCGGCAGAGCAAGTCAGTCAGTTGTTACGTGGTTCGGTTCGGCTGTCTGAAGACGGCACCGCAGAGGTTTACGATGCGAACGGAACGCCACGCTATAACGACCAAGGCGAGCTATTGTCCGTTGACCAGTTAGTCAGTGACTTCCTGACCTCAAACCCGCACTTCGTGAAAGCGTCATCAGGTGGCGCAGGATCGCAGACAGCGGTTGGTGGTTCCACGTCGAAACCTATGTCGGCGGTAGAAATGGAAGCTAACTGGAATAGCGGTGGCAAAGAAGCCTACCGCGCAATGATGTTAGCTAATAAATAAACCGCTAATCACAGGAGATTTTTATCATGGCGGCTACTACTTCAACAACACTCGACGACCTGTTTGCAAACATCATCATGCAGGCTCGCTTCACCGCCGAGGAGCAATCGCTCATGGCTGGCCTTATCACTCGTTATGACATCGGCAATGTTGCCGGTAAGACGATCCAAGTACCTAAGTACCCAGCGGTTGCGGCGGCTGATCTGACTGAAGGCACTGATATGTCTTCAAGCACAGTATCAACCTCTAGCGTCACTGTTACTGTCGGCGAAGTTGGCGCGCAGGTTGTACTAACTGACCTTGCGGCAATGGGCGCGGGCAACCCTGCTCAAGAGCTTGGCACTGTATTAGGTAACTCTATCGCTACTAAGATGGACCAAGACATCATCGCTTTGTTCGATGGCTTCTCGGCTTCTATCGGCGCGGCGGCTCAAGAGATTACTGCGGCTGACTTGTTCAAAGCGGCGGCTACTCTCCGAGCGGCGAAGGTAACTGGACCGATCACTGCTGTGATTCACCCATTCCACGCCTATCAGTTGTCAGCTAACCTGACTAACACGTTTGCTAACCCCAACGGTGGCGACCTTCAGAACGAAGCAATGCGCAACGGTTTCGTAGGTTCTATCGCAGGCATTGACGTCTATCAGTCAGCTAACATCACAGTTGACGGAAACGATGATGCGAAGGGCTGTGTGTTTGGTCGTGAAGCAATGGCGATTGCCATGAAGCGTGACTTCAACCTTGAGACAGAGCGCAACGCCTCTCTCCGTGCCTTTGAGCTTAACGCGACAGCCGTCTACGGTGTTGCAGAGCTTGATGATAGCTACGGTGTAGAGATGTTCTTCGACGCGGCACTCTAAGATGTACACGCCCCTTCGGGGGCGTTTTACTCTGAGGATTATATGGCAGTCAATTATCGCGGTGAACGGTTCGAGGATTACAACGTGGCAAAGCGTACGCCACGACACGCCTCTAGCTCACACGCGGTTCTGGCTCGCTACAAAGGTGTAATCAAGCTACTACGATTTGGCGCTCAAGGCGCGAAGACTTATCCACCTAAAGATGGTGAGTCAGCACGCGACAAGGCCATGCGAGCCGCTTGGTACGCACGACACGGTGATACCCTAAAGAACGCAACGCCCTTAGATAAAATCTACTGGGCCGCGAAAGTGAAGTGGTGACGACATGGCATTTAGTGACGACAGCAATCTTGTAGAGTTAGTTCCAGACATTCTGGATTTTGGCATTACTAGCTTTTCGGATGAGCATCCACGAGCGCAGGCAGACATAGAGCGAGAGATTCGCAATCAGTGGTGGCACCGTAAGGGCATCGCTGGTGAGATGAATAATAGCTACCTGACGGACTCGCAGTGGACTCGTTCAGCTTCTTACCTCGTATTATGGAAGTATGCACTGCCACAGCTTACCAACTGGGTGGACGATGACCGCTTTCTGCAAATGATCGACTTCTATAAAGCGCGTTATGGCGAAGAGATAGACGCAGTGTTTCAAGACGGCGTTGAGTACGACGCTGACAACGACGGTCAGGTTACGGACAAAGAGAAAGAGATTGTCCCGATCAACCGGTTAAACCGATGATTACAATCAGCATCGACACAAAGCCTCGTGATCTTCGCAAGATGGTCGATAAGCTAGGCCGCACGTTTACTAAGAACCACAAGCGAGCGATGCGCAGAGCGGCGGCAGAAGGCTTAAACCGCATACAGAAGCGCACTAGCCTCGGCCTTGATGTACATGAGCAACCGTTTCGCCCTTACTCAGAAGCGTATAAGGGGTTTCGTAAGAGTAAAGGCAGAGAGACAGACAAGGTTAAGCTGATATTCACGGGCAGAATGCGCAAGTCGATGCAGTCAGGTCTAAAAGGTCAGGACGGATTTATCTTCTTCAACAGCAGAGCAGAGTCCAAGAAGGCGGCAATCAACAATCGGACTCGTGAGTTTTTTGGACTAAACAAAAGCGACACTCGTGCTATCCGTGATGTGTACTTTAAGGGGCTGAAGATATGAGCGTTAGAGAAAACATCGCAACTAATCTCGTCTCGCAACTGCAAGCCATCTCTAGCCCTACCGTCAAAAAAGTGACGCGTGAGCCTTTTGATTTCGACAAGCTGTCTAACGCTCAATATCCCGCGATACTAGTACGCACGGCAAACGAGAATCGTGAAGACGCCAGCATCGGCGGCAGTATGTCTAGCAGGCAGGCGACCATTGACTACGAATTGATTTGCTTTGTTAAGCACACGAACATCGACACAGCCCGCAATCAGATTGTAGAGGCTATCGACGAAAAGCTCGACGAGGATAGGACGCGTGGCGGTTACGCTATTGATACGCAGGTTATTAGCGTTGAGGTGGATGATGGTACAATAGACCCTATAGGCGGCGTCATTGTCACCGTTCAGATTCTTTACACATATACACGCGGTGACGCGTAAGGGAGAAAAGTAATGGCTACACATAAAGGCTCAACTGGGTCAGTTAAGGTTGCAGTATCAGGTGGAACAGAAGCGGTTGTAGGCGAGGTACGCTCGTACAGCATCGACGAAGTGGCAGACACTATTGAGGACACCGTAATGGGTGACTCTGTTAAGTCTTATCTGTCTAGCCTTAAAGATGCGACTCTAACTATTGACGCACTTTGGGATGACGCAGACGCACAGCAGTTAGTGCTGGATTCTGGTGCCGCCATTGATTGGGAAATCCACCCAACAGGAACAGGCACGGGCGAGAAGTATTACGGCGGTGCTGGCATCGTGACGGCTAAGACTATCTCTGCGTCTTATGACGGGTTGGTCGAAGCGTCATTCTCTGTACAGGTATCAGGCGCAATTACAGAAGCGTCTAACTAATGGGTCTGGCTAAAGAGTTACGAGCGCGACGAAAGCAGTCACGCCGTAAGATCGAGGTCATTGAGTGGGCTGATGATGACGGGGCGTTTGTCCTGTATTGTCGCCCACTGACCTGTTATGACCTAAACGAGCTACAGAAGCGTCACCCGCAAGTAATGCAAAACCCTAGCATTGCGGCAATGGTTGATCTGATTGTAATGAAGGCAGAAAGTAAGGATGGCGAAAAGCTGTTTACCTCTGCTGAAGACAAGATCGACTTGATGGGTGAAGAGACGACGGTGGTGTCTGGTATTGCTAATGAGATGTTTAGCACTATCGACCCATTTGAGGACGTCGAAAAAAACTGAAGGCCGATCAGTCTCGGATGAATCTCATCGCCTTGGCTGATCGGTTACATAAGACTATCGAAGAAGTCGAGCAGATTACAGTCAATGAGTTTCAAGAGTGGCTTGCTTACTTCAAGATAACAAGCGAGTCTAAAGATGGCGACTGAATCCGTAAGCATCATCATCAAGGCGTTTGACCAAACGCAGAAAGCCTTGCGCGGAATCAAGCGCGCGTTCGCTGGCCTATCTAAAATCTTCTTTAACTTTAAAACCGCCTTAGTTGCCGCAGTGGGTGCAGGCGGTATGGGCTTGTTGATTGCTAACTCGCTAAAGGCCACCGACGCTTTAGCTAAAACAGCTGGCAAAATAGGCACGACAACTGAAGCCTTAAGCGCCTTGCAGTATGCCGGACAACTAACAGGCGTCGAAGTAAACACTATGAACATGGCGCTCCAGCGGTTTACTCGTAGAGCGTCAGAAGCGGCTGTCGGTACTGGTGAGGCTAAGGGTGCTATTCGCGAGCTTGGCATTGATGCGCGAGAGTTAGTCAGGCTTCCGCTAGACCAAAAGATGCTTGTCCTTG